ACAAGACGACAGGCAAACCATTACCAGTGAGGTACACACACTTCAACGTAGGATCACGTCAGCAGATAGCTGATAGGCTTGAGAAGAAAGGTGCGCGGTGGAAAGAGAAGACACCATCGGGTAAACCCAAGGTGGATGAAGCAACGCTGAAGAAGAACCTACACGTACCTGAAGCTAAGATGGTACTGGAGTATCTGCTGTTACAGAAGAGACACTCTCAGGTATTGTCATGGATCAAGGCAGAAGACGGAGGACGTATACATGGCAGGGTTAAACATATTGGAGCGGTTACAGGTCGTATGGCTCATTCTAATCCTAATCTGGCGCAGGTTCCTGCGGTTTATGCAGACTATGGTACTGAGTGTCGTAGCCTTTTCATTGTTCCTCCTGACCGTATTCTCGTGGGTGCTGATGCATCTGGTCTTGAACTACGTATGCTCGCCCATTACATGGATGATGAAGCGTATACGAGGGAGATCTTAGAAGGTGACATACACACTGCTAACCAACACGCGGCTGGCTTAGATACGAGATCGCAAGCTAAGACGTTTATCTACGCCTTCCTGTACGGTGCAGGTAACGCCAAGATAGGATCTGTTGTAGGAGGTAACGCAAGGAAAGGAGGAGAGTTGAAGGATAAGTTCCTTGAGAATACTCCTGCATTGGCTCAACTACGACAAGAGATAACAATGCAAGCAGAGTCTGGGTTCCTAGACGGACTAGACGGTAGACGGCTACGTGTTCGTTCTGCTCATGCTGCATTAAACACACTACTGCAAGGAGCTGGTGCTGTTGTAATGAAACAGGCAGTGATACACCTGTATGAGTTACTAGAGCATGTTGACTTCAAGCTGGTAGCGCAAGTCCACGATGAGTGGCAAATAGAGTGTCATCCTGAGGATGCTGAGTACGTAGGAAAAGCTGCGGTAAAAGCAATCATTCAGGCTGGCGAAACCTTTAACCTTAACTGCCCACTAGATGGTGAGTATCGTATCGGTAGTAATTGGGCCGAAACGCATTAGCACAATCTGTAAATGTGTGGTATAATATTACCTGTTAAATTAACTGGAGTTAATTATGAGTGAAGCAAACATCAACCTTAAGTGCCAACTGTACTGGCCTAACCTAACCATGAAGAATCAGCTTGCTGATAAGTACACTGTTGACCTAGCTCTCTTGTCAGACGAGGCAGTAACAGCACTCGAAGATATGGGTCTGAAGGTGAACAACAAAGGTGACGACCGTGGTTACTACATCACCTGTAAGTCGAACAACAAGTATCGAGCTTTCCAACCTGACGGTGGAGAGATACTAATCAAGGGGCGTACACCTCTGAGTGAAGATGATGATACTGATATGGGTGTCGTTGTTGCCAATGGCTCAGAAGCTAAGTGTCTTGTTGGTTTCTATGACTGGGAGTACATGAAGAAGAAGGGTCGCTCACCTACCCTACGTCGTATGGTTATCTCTAACGTCGTAGAGTACGCACCTGACTTCGATCTTGAGGAAGCCGTGTGATACTCATTGATGGTGACATGCTTGTCTATCGTGTAGGCTTTGCCTGTGACGAGGAGTCAGAGAAAGTAGCAATACAAACTATGGCTAACTATATCTCTGAACTTATCTCTGATCTGTCTGAGCATTACGATAATCACAAGCTGTACCTTACAGGCAGCAGCAACTTCAGAAACGAGGTTGCTGTTTCCCAGCCTTACAAAGGTGGTCGCCCGTCTCGTAAGCCAGTTCATAAAGACTTACTCCGTGAGTACATGCTCGATGCGTGGAAAGCGGAACTTTCTGACAACATGGAAGCTGATGACTGCATAGCTATCAAGTCCACTGAGTTAGAACATAAGTCTATTATTTGTTCTCTTGACAAAGACTTTTTGCAGATACCCACAAAGATATATGACTACACCAAGAAGATCATGAAGGAAGTTGATGAACGCTCTGCTACAGAGTGGCTGTATCGTCAAGCCTTGATGGGTGACAGGGTAGACAACATCGCAGGGGTAAACGGAATAGGTCCAAAGAAAGCAGAGAAAGCACTGGAGGACTGGACAACGGAGAGGGAATTGTATGAGCGATGTCTTAAGTTATACGAGGACAACGAACTCAACGCTGATCGACTCTATGAAAGCCTTCAACTTCTGTACCTTCTCAGATCTGCTGATGACAAGTATAGGATACCTGATGAAGTTTGATAGCAACCTAGAGAAGAAGCTCTATGCAGAGATGAAGAGTTGTACGTATCATCCTGCAAACAAGATAAGCTACATCATACCTAAGATGTACGAGCCTGACTTCTGTTACAACACCGAAGGATGGATGACATACATTGAAGTGAAGGGTCGATTCAGAACTAGAGAGGAGGCGCGTAAATACGTAGAAGTACGTAAGGCGCTAGGTAAATATGAAGATCTTGTATTTGTATTTCAGAATCCTAACACACCGATGCCAGGATCAAGACGACGTAAAGACGGTAGTCGTTATCGTATGAGAGACTGGGCAGAGAAGAATGGATTTGAGTGGTACACACCAAGTACTCTTCCAAAGGAGTGGTTATGACTAGGCATCTAGTAATACCAGACACGCAAGTAAAACCTGACAGTAACTTTGATCATCTGTACTGGGCAGGACGCTACGCTGCAGCAACTAAACCTGACGTTATCATTCATCTGGGGGATCACTGGGACATGCCAAGTCTCAGTAGCTATGACGTTGGGAAGAAGTCGTTCGAGGGTAGACGTTATGTTAACGACATCGAAGCTGGTAACGAGGGAATGGCAAGGTTCCTAGAACCCATCGAGGCAGAGCGTAAGCGTCTACGCAAGAGCAAGAGACGACTGTGGAAACCTCGTATGGTCTTTCTTCTAGGCAACCACGAGTACAGGATAGAACGTGCTATAGAGTCTGATGCCAAGCTAGAAGGACTGATGTCATACAACGACTTTTACTTGGATAGCTGGGAGGTTGTACCTTTCCTAGAACCTATCATCATTGACGGCATTGCTTACTGTCACTACTTTACTAGTGGTGTCATGGGCCGTCCTGTTACTACTGCAAAGCTCATGCTACAAAAGAAGTTCATGTCATGTATAATGGGTCATGTCCAAGACAGGGATATAGCATATGCAAGAAAAGCAGATGGAAATAATATCACTGGTTTGTTTGCTGGCATTTTTTATAGTCATTCTGAAGATTATCTAAACCCCCAGACAAACGGTAGCTGGTCAGGGATCTGGATGCTGAATGAAGTAGACAACGGTTCCTTTGATGAGCTACCTATTAGTATTAACTACCTCAGGAGAAAATATGGATGACGTTCGACGAGTTGTTAGAGCACGTTGCCGAACATTACGATGAGGTAACAATCATGGAGGCTTTAGAGATCACGGCAGAAGATCTAGTAGAAAGATTCTCAGACCGTGTACTTGAAAAGATCTATAAGTTTAAGGAGATGGAATGAGCATTGACAATGCAAGTCCTGAAGAGTGGGATACAATAGCAGCGCTTAACAGCTTATCTATCAGGAAAAAAGCTGATCCTGTAGAGAAGCCTGACCACTACAACAAAGGTGCAGTAGAAGCTATCGAAGCTATCAAGGCATCTATGCCTGAGCATGAGTTTCGTGGGTATCTTAAAGGCAACGCACTGAAGTATCTTTGGCGGTACGATTACAAAGGTAAGCCAGTTGAGGATCTACGTAAGTGTCGCTGGTACATTGAACGACTGATTAAGGAATTAAATTAATGGATGCATATCAACAGTACATACACAAAAGCAGGTACGCACGTTACCTACCAGAACAACAACGTCGTGAGACTTGGGAAGAAACAATAGACCGTTATCTAAACTTCTGGATAGAGAAGCAAAAGATAACACTGGAAGAAGCTAACGACATGTTCAAGGACATTCACGACTTAGACGTTATGCCTAGCATGCGAGCGTTGATGACTGCTGGAGAAGCCCTAGACCGTGACAACGTAGCTGGCTTTAACTGTAGCTACATGCCTATTGATCACCCTAAAGCGTTTGACGAAATGATGTACGTCCTTATGTGCGGCACAGGCGTAGGGTTCAGCGTCGAACGACAATACATATCTAAACTACCAGAAGTAGCGGAGGAGTTTCATGCCACAGATACCGTTATACACGTCGCTGACAGCAAAATTGGATGGGCTAAAGCATATAGAGAACTTGTCAGCCTGCTCTATTCAGGTCAGCTTCCAAAGTGGGACGTGTCTGGAGTACGACCTGCAGGGGCAACCCTTAAAACTTTCGGAGGTAGAGCGTCTGGTTCGGAACCTCTTGTTGACCTCTTTAAATTTACCACAGAAGTCTTTAGGGAGGCTGCTGGGCGTAAGCTTTCCTCCATCGAGTGTCACGATATCTGCTGTAAGATTGCACAAATCGTTGTCGTCGGGGGAGTTAGGCGAAGTGCTCTCATCAGTCTCAGTAATCTTACCGACGATAGAATACGACGATGCAAGTCAGGACAGTGGTGGCAAGATAATCCTCAACGAGGACTAGCCAACAACAGCGCATGTTATACAGAAAAGCCAGACTTCGAGGCATTTTTAAATGAGTGGAAAAGTTTATACGAGTCCCGTTCAGGAGAGCGAGGTATGTTCTCTAGAGTCGCAAGTCAAAAGCAAGCTGCAAAGAACGAGCGACGAGATGCTACCTATGATTTTGGAACTAATCCATGTAGCGAGATCATCCTACGGCCTTACCAATTCTGCAATCTATCAGAAGTTGTTGTCAGGTCAACCGACAGTTTGTCAGACCTCAAACGAAAAGTACGTATTGCGTCTATCCTTGGAACTCTACAGGCTACCTTAACTGACTTCCGTTACCTGCGTAAGGTCTGGAAGAACAACACAGAGGACGAGGCATTACTAGGAGTATCACTAACAGGAATAATGGATCACCCCACATTGTCGGGAAGGAAGGATAAAGGTGTACTTAAGACATGGCTCACAGAACTACGAGAAGAAGCTATCGAAACAAACAGACGGTGGGCTGATCGATTGGGTATTGCCGTTTCTACTGCTATTACCGCCGTTAAGCCTAGTGGTACTGTTAGTCAGCTTGTTGATAGCGCAAGCGGGATACACCCTCGATATTCAGATCAATACATTAGACGAGTACGAGCAGATGCAAGAGACCCACTGTGCTCCGTCTTAGAGGCCGCAGGAGTGCCTGTAGAGGACGATGTAATGTCACCCACTACCAAGGTATTCTCCTTCCCTATAAAGTCTCCTGACGGGGCTGTGACAGCCTCTGAGATGGGTGCTATGGAGCAGTTAGAACTATGGGAGATATATCAGGACTACTGGTGCGAACATAAACCATCAATGACGTGTTACTATCGTGATGATGAGTTCCTTGAGGTAGGTCAATGGTTGTACAACAAGTTCGATAAGATAAGCGGAGTTAGTTTTCTCCCTTATTCCGAACACACATACCAACAGGCTCCTTATGAACCCATCGACGTAGAGACCTATGAGAAGCTGAAGGAGGAATTCCCAGAGACGATTGATTGGAACATCTCTGAGAACTCTGATATGACGGAAGGGTCTCAGCAGTTAGCCTGTACCGGGAATAACTGTGAGCTGTAACTGTTGTCGTAAGACGACGGACTATGGGGCTTCGGCCCCTTTTTTTATTACTCAATCTCTACAGGCAAGAAGCCTAGTGAAGTTGTTTTACTTCTAATTCTACGAGCATTCTCTACTTTCTTTTGGAAGTTAGTTAGCCAAGCAGAAAAAGCAACCGGTCCTAGTTCTTCTTTCATACCTTCTAGAAACATAGCCTCTTTAATCCTATCAGGTATCCGTAGCTCTCTTTCTATAAGTTCTTTTTGCTCAAGAGGAGTAGCCTCATTAAAAGTTTTAGTGGCAACAATAACAGATAGATAAGAATTTATTAACTTATCATAACCAGTTTTGTAAACAGCATACTCTTTAGTGTTAAGACTAACGCCAGAAAACTTAGGCTTTACTCTAGGTATATCTGGCTTAAGCCTCCATAGTTGTCGAGCAACGTCAGAGTTATTAACAGGAACAAAATCCATTTTAGTTAAAATTTCTAAAGCAGTAGGAGGTTGTTTTTCTTCTGCTGTTATTTCTCTTGCAGGAAGCTCTTCTCTTAATAAAGGAACACGTTGCTGCATACGCTCTTTAATAGTAGAGGCAAAGCGTTCATCATCATCTAATATACGAGCAAGGTCAGACACACCAGTAGGAATAAAACCCTTAGCTGTTTGTGCAACATAACCTTCAACAAAAGCTGAAGTGCTTCCGCTACGTGCTAATGTTAATAAGTTATTAGTACTGTCCATTAA